CAAACGTGCGGCTAGGTCTTGAATAGTATTGATTTTTTTACTCATATGGTTTTTTATTATTGTTATATAATACCTGCATATATAAATATCTATATATGAACAGTTGTCAACCTATTTAGTATCAAAAATTTGACGTGATAAAGTATGTCGTCACCACTAAGGGGCTTCCCTCGTAAGCAAAAATGGTACCGGGTAAGGGACTCGAACCCCTGATAGCTTCGATGTAAACGAAGTGCATTAGCCACTGTGCTAACCCGGTGTAAAATGTTGTTAGACCAAGTGTTTTTTGTCATTCGGTCTAATATTTATTGATATGAAATCAAACTGTAAAAATTGTAGTAAAGAATTTGTGTTTATGCCGTCTCAACAGACCGGCAAATATTGTAGTAACAGATGTCAATTGGACTATCAATATAAAACCATAACCAAACCTCGTATAGAGGACGGAAAGGTTCATCACCCATTGACATTGAAACGTTATTTAACGGAGAACAATGGTGGATATAAATGTAATATCTGCAACCTATTGAATTGGAATGGAAAGAATATAGCATTGCACATCGACCATATAGACGGAAACTCTGACAACAATTTTCCCTCAAATTTGAGATTTCTTTGTCCAAACTGTCATTCTCAAACTGATACTTATTGTGGAAGGAATGTAAAGAACACAAAACGGGCAACTTATAAACGAAGATATCGTTTGAAAAACCTGCACGAATAACTGGTGGACCTATGGGAAATCGAATCCCAACCTGTTGAATGCAAATCAACTGTGCTACCATTATCACTATAAGCCCATAAAATATTTAACTATCAATACTCTAATCTTCTCTAAAAATGTCAAGTGTTATTGATTGGTAGTCGCCGCGAGAATCGAACTCACCTATTCTTGCATGTCGAGCAAGTGTCTTCAACCAGATGAACTAGACGACTATAAAAGATTGCCCTAGCTATATCGTCATATAGCATCATCTGTTTGTTCAGATTGACTCCATCATTATTTTTACATAAGAGAGGGATGCTTCGGGTAAGCTGGTGGTGCGGGTGGGAGTCGAACCCACAACCAACGCCTTATCAAGACGGTGAACTACCATTGTTCTACCACACCATAAATTCTAAAAATGTCTGCGTCGCCCATCAACTCTGTATTGGCTGGGATACATGGATTTGAACCATGAATAGACGAGTCATTGAAGGAATCGAACCTTCTCACACTTGTGAATCTCCAGATATGAAAAAGTCGTCTGTGTTACCATTACACCATATCCCAATAATTTATTTATAACTTACTAAAGCCTATTTCTTGTAGACACTTTAAAATATAAATAGCTTTATCAAAATCGCCGCGATCTATTGCAGCCATCAAAGCTTTTTTAAGATCATATACAATATCAACATCTGCGCCAGCAAAAAATCCAGCCGCACTTGTGTGCATAGACATTGGACTATTTTTATTGTATATCTTTGCCGCAGTTTCAATGTTTATTGGCGAACTATTTATTCCAGCCGATGGTTGTATAGGTGATATGTTCATATATAATATATATTGAATATATTATATCAAAACTTTATTATAAACTTTTTATAATCAAAAAAATTAACGTCCAACCGATGGATTCGCACCACGAGAGGTTCCTGTGTCAACTGCACCTCTTTGCTATTCGACTTTGACGTATTGGACGCTTAACTCCGGTAATTAATCGGAATCAAAATGGAGAGAGTGTTTGGTCATGTGTGCTTATTAGGCTACGTGAACCCACCGCGTAAGCCCGGTGGCAGTACCCTTAACTCTCTGTAAATTATAAATAAATGGATTGGATTTTCACCATTATTATAGATCAAGACTAAGCGATTTGATCTACAGAGCCATCCATTTGGCTCAACAGTTAACGGAACTGCTTGTCCGATTTCGGTACGCCGAAAAATGGCGAGGATAGCGAGACTCGAACTCGCTTATTTGACGTGACAGGCCAATGTAATACCCATATACTATATCCCCATAAAGTTTCACACAGCCATTATTGTCATTGACGTAAATCAAGAGGACTACTGTGTATGTTAAAATTATACTCATGGTAGGCTAGATGGTTGGCGGTTTCCCGTGCCATCTACCAACTTTCTTCCGTGTGGAGGCATGAGTTATTTGAAGAGTGTGCTATTACGCCAAAAGAGCTGACACCGTTTCGCGGCCAAGCATATAACAACTACACTTGCGCTTACTGTTTCGGCACCGAGCTAAGGTCAATTCCTTAGTTCTTATCGGTTCAATCGTCTGAATTGCCTCCGAGCAAAACCATTATAGTTGGTAATGGAAAATGCAGAATTCAAGAATTCATCGCTGCATTTTTACTCACTGAGAGTACGGACTCTACTCATTATAGGATTGCTGCCTCTAGGCCAACCTCCTCAACAAAAATTATTTGAATAGATGTAGCTTTGCTTTATATAAACTACACTCCAGCGAGTTTCTTATTTACGCATAGATTCCAACACGTTTAATGTTTCCCAATAAACGTACTGTTATGAACTCAGAGGCTTTTCGTTACTTCCATGTTTTTCCGCTGACGGTTAGACCCCGTGCTCGTACCGAAGATGGAAACAATCTTCTACATTCCGAGCTGCTATTCAAAATTGGATCCTTCTGCCATACAAGTCTTCCAGAACATTTCCAGAAGATGAATGCACTTGTATGCGTTACGCTCTTAAACCCCCTAAAGGAACGCAACCTTTTACACAGGTATAAGATTGCCCAGTTTCTTAGCAACATGGAGCCATACCTTAGTCGGCGAATGTAACGGTCTGCATAAACACAGAAGAAATTAATTTGAGTCGGATAGGAATTGATACCTATTGATGACATTGAATCTGACCCGATCTATTAGGTAGTCATCGCTTCGTTTCAGAGGCACAGCTTTATGTACACTATACTGCGCGTAATAGAACTTCTCAAGGCTGCATGTCCTTCCACGCTGCCGCTCAAAAATGGCGGCGATACTCGGGAGTCGAACCGAGCTTTTGATGTTGAGAACATCCTGTCCTTTCCAAACATAGACGATATCGCCGTAAATTGGTAGCCCCACCGGGTCACGATCCCGGCTCTCTTGCTTGAAAGGCAAGCGAACTCAACCATTATTCTATAGGGCCAAAAATGAGTAGTACCGATTATTCCGAGCACGGTTACTTGTTGTTCAACATACTGTATGATAACACCGACTCCTGTTTTATGAACAACTAGTTTCTACTCAAAATGGTGCTTGTGGAAGGATTCGAGCCTTCAACCTACAGATTCGTAATCTGTTGCTCTATCCAGTTGAGCTACACAAGCATAAATGGTCAGTGCGATAGGACTCGAACCTACATAATTTCCGTTCCAAGCGGAATCGCCAACCTTTGGCACCACACACTGATAAAATGGAAGCAGAGATGTGAATCGAACACATCATACCTTTCGGCTGCGTTATGAGCGCAGTTAGCGTCCCTTGGCTTGTCTCTGCTATAAAGTGGTCCAGCATGAGGGACTCGCACCCCCGATAATTCCGCCCCAAACGGAATGCCATAGCTACTAGGCGAATGCTGGATATAAAATTGGTGGTGTCGGTGGGACTCGAACCCACCTTATACGGATTAAAAGTCCGCTGCATAAACCGCTCTGCCAGAGCACCAATTTAAATTTTTCAATAAGATTTACCATGAATTGGATTGTATATATCCGGTATGTTTTTTTTCCAAGCCATGGTTAACGCTTGTACGCTGTGGTTATACTTACCACTCTTACAGAATTCTCTCAATGATCTACAACCAGAATTAATATATTCTTCGTGTAACCGAATCGCATAATTTCTAGATTTTTCTTTATTATGTTGTTTTTTTAAACTCTTTGTTTTTTCTTTTAAGTTTTTTATTTTTTCTTGGGTTATTTTTTTCCAATCTTCGGAACTTGCCCACCCGATAGGGATTTCTTGTCCAAATTTAAGCCGCATTTTGTTTCCAGTTGACATTTCATATATTATCCTCGTTCCATATTGGGAGTTTCTTTTTCCCGATTGATTAATTTTACTTTTTTCTCCTATTTTAAATTTGCTTTCTTCTCTGTGCAGTCGTCCTAACCAATGGGATTTCCCCCGTTTCTTGTAAGATTCTTTTATTGAATTGGATAATTTTTTCTTATACTCTCCCCATTTTCCTTCTAATATCAGACGACGCTTTGTCTCTCCTGAACTTACAAAGTTCTTAGCAGAATTTTTTCTTGCAATTTCGGAATGATTTTTATAAATATTTTTTCTTGTTTTATTGATATAATCAAATCCACCGTGACCTCCCAACTTAATGTTGTACGTGTCGTTGCGAGAAATAAACGTTTCATCAACGATATCCCGCTCCCTTTGCCACATCTCCTCTTCTGTTGATAACTCAAATAGAATTTCTTTGAAGAAATTTTCTTTTCCGTGTTTAGACACGGACCGCTCAATCAACAGCCCAGAACCAAAGTAACCATCACCTTTGTCATTGGTCTTATGAGCACCAACATAAATTTTATTGTTTAATCTATTAGTAATTTTATAAATCAAGAAGTGCATATACTAATAAATATCATGGACTCGAACAAAAACGATATGAATTAACAGTATTATTTCATGTTCAATTCATACCAAAGCTCCCACCCGTGGTAACGATCCACGCTTATCGTGATTAACAGTCACGTGCTTAACACCATGCCAGCCCGATGGGAATAAAAATGCCTTTGGGAATTTAACCCATTCAAGATGAGGCTTCACCTTTATATTATCCTATATTTTTCGCTTCACGTGACATAGTAATTAACTCACGATATCTTCTACTCATACAGTAACAACTTTTTTGGAATTACTATCTCCGCAGTTGTTGTATAATAAAATGGCTGAGATACTTGGAATCGAACCAAGACTAAGAGTTTCAAAGACTCCTTTGCTACCACTACAACATATCCCAATAAAAATGAAGCAGTGTGACGGGTTACATTCACCCATATTACCAAGTCACCGCGTTCATTGAACTCGGCTACCACACTACATAAAATGGTGGGAGCTGTTGGAATTGAACCAACTTCTTCGCATCTTCAGTGCGACGTGAGGACCGCCTTCACCAAACTCCCATAAAATGTTTGATAATGTATATGGTTGGCTTACTCACTCTGCTCAATGCAAAGTGGTCGGACTTTGAACCCGTTACACGTCTTCCATGTGCCGTAAGATTTTAGAGACGAAAACACATACACTATCAAAATTAAAGGTCGAGCCAAGAAAAGTGGCTGTTGGTTATTAGCCAACCGTTTCATCGAATCCTACAGACTCGTTCTTTCGACCTAAATTGGTAGGCATGGTGGGACTCGAACCCACAAAATTTTCATTTTGAATGAAACACGGTTATCCAGTTACGTCACACGCCCATAAAATTTTTTGTCGTCTCACATGGAGATAAGTTTTTCCTGTTTGAGATTAAAACTACTTGCGGCCTATCAGTCCGCGTTTTTCGTTGACAAAATGGTGGCCATGGAGGGACTCGAACCCCCAACATTTACGTTCTAAGCGTAACACGACTATCCAGTTGCGTCACATGGCCATAAAATATTGCATAGAGTTTCACTTCAACAGTGACCCAACTCTATGCGACAACATATATAGTTGGGATTTGAACCCAAACTTTTGAGTCTATAGCCTCATAACGTCTGCCAATTGTCGTAACTATATATGTAAAATTGATTCGCATGGTTGGATTCGAACCAACGGCATGTGCTTTATCACACTTTTGCGGTGTCATTTACCATTATAGTGAGCACTGGTCTACCTCTGAACTACATACGAAACTGGTGCAGTAGGCGGGACTCGAACCCGCAGACCTCTTCGTTGGCAACGAAGCATTCTACCATTGAACTACTACTGCATATAAATTGGTGGAGACGATAGGACTCTAACCTATAGTTATAACTCGTTCGAAGCGAGGTCGGCTCTACTTTGCCAGCGTCTCCATAAAATGGAGCCAGATGCGAGAGTCGAACTCGCTTTTCAACTTTACAAGAGTTGCACATCACCACTTATGTTTATCCGGCGTAGAAATTTGGTAGAAGGAGAGGGATTCGAACCCACGGAAGCTTTCGCTTCGGGAGTTTAGTAAACTCCTGCTTTAAGCCACTCAGCCATCCTTCTATGTCTTAAAATGGTGGGCACGCTTGGACTCGAACCAAGGGTTATCCGAAGAGGGGACATTTACAGTGTCCTGCAATAGCCGCTATGCGACGCGCCCATAAAATAGTGGACCGTATAGGAATCAAACCTATCGACATTCTGTTCCATGCTTTAGCGTCATGTTGAATGTTTAACGTATCAACACCCGTAAGTGTTAAGATCAGTTTCGGTCCAAAAAATTGTCATTTGAGTCAACCTCAATTTCGCCAATGACGTGGCGTTTGCAAAATGGAGCGGCAGACAGGGATCGAACCTGCGACATCAAGTTTGGAAAACTCGCTCTCTACCAACTGAGATACTACCGCAAAAATTATTTTTTATTTAAGAAATCTTCCGGTTTCTTGGCAAACTTCTTTGAAAGAAGTGTTATACCTTGAAGGATTTCTGGACTTATCACACCAGTTATACCATAACTGATTGCTTTTGTTAAGCTACTTACTTCAACTTGCTCTAAAATAAACCATGCTATCGTTGAACATATCGCCGCTGCGATGATTCGTTTGACTTGTTCACCATTAGTACGTTTTACACCATCCATGAAAGTTCTTGCTAACATACCCAGTGCTCCAATAAGAGCAACAATCCAGCCGCCTCTTAAAAACTCCATAAGTATATCTTTGTCTTCCATAATTTTTTAGTTAATTATAAATACTATACACATCTAACAAAACTTATGATTTATCTACAATTTTTTCACTTTTTAAATTTGGTGGTGCCGGTGGGACTCGAACCCACGTTGTTTGTATATCTGGTTAAGAGCCAGAGCTATTCGCCGCTATAGGAACAGCACCATTATAGTTTTTATTTATATAGTCGCAACTTGTTTAACGACTAGAAATTGTTTAGAGAAGGATGCTCATTTTACGATCCGTAAAGAATATAACATCCTTCTCCAACTTTATATTAAAAATAACATATCACTTCGGCCTCACAACAGATAAAACTTTCTCTGTTGATATTGATTCCCACAAAACGGTCGCTATCGCGCCGGTGGCTATTTTAGTGCTTCGGGGTGCATTTTTACCCATCTAAATTGTACTGTGAAAAAACTTGAAATTGATAACTTACTGCTAACTTCCCTAACTCTATTTACTTTTTATTATTTGTCAAACTTTTTTTACTAAATCTTCTAAAATAAAAAACCCACCTCTTTTTAGGAAGGTGGGGCATTTTAGGTTAGATTTTTTATAATCTCCGTTATGCCACACCTTTCATATCACGACCTTCATTGGCTCCTAGTGTCGGTTGCGCAATAAAGCACAAGCTCCAATAGGAGTTTAAATTTTGCGATTTATGTGAAACGTTGTTCATGATTTGATGCTTTGTTATTTAATAAATACAACTATGTAATCAAAAAAATCAAATGTCAATCGTTTTTTATTAAAAAAGTGATATTTTTTCACTTTTTTTGTTTTTATACTCAAAAATAATGGTTTATTTGCTGGTTGCTCTAAAAACTCCGTCCCAATTTTCATCAAGATTGCTGTTTCGTAGCCCTTCTATTCTTTCTATCATCATCTCATAGTATTGCACGAGTTCTTTATTGTGCTTCATTAACACATTTGCTGTGCTGATAGCTTTGTCCCAATTCTGTGCTCTGTATTGGTTTAGAAATTCTGAATGTACCGAGGGTATAACGCTCCGAGAAGATATTTCTTGATTTTCCAATATCGTATAAATTTGTACACCTTGTTTCTTTCCTTTTACCGCGATGCAATCTAATTCAACGCATCTATATTCATCTTTTATCAATTCATATGTTCTTGGTCCAATGATAATACGAACACCATATGATTTACTTTGACCTTCAAGACGAGAAGCTAGATTAACATGGTCGCCGAGACAGGTATAATCAAATCGTTGGTCCGACCCCATGTTTCCTACTACAACATCTCCGGTGTTTATACCTAGCCCCATTCCAAATGCAGGGATACCTTCGACTTTTATCTCGGCGTTGAAGTTGTCTAACTCTTTTAGCATAGACAATGCAGTTTTGGCAGCATCTTTAGCATGGTTTGGATTGTCCAACGGAGCATTCCAAAAAGCCATCTGAGCGTCACCGATATACTTATCTAAGGTTCCATCATTTGCTAGAATAGCTCTGGTCATAGCAGTCATATATCTATTCATTATAGATGTAAGTCCTTGAACATTTCTTCCATAGTGTTCAGATATAGCTGTAAATCCCCGCACGTCTGTAAACATTATGCTTAATTCTTTTTCATCGCCGCCAAGTTGTAGCAAACCTGGATTCTTTTGTAGTTTTTCAACAAGTGCGGGTGCTAGATATGTACCAAATTGTTTCTTGATTTGCATCTTGAGTTTAAACTCCATTACAAATCTCATGAATATTGCTCCAACCCACGGTAAAAATGCTGCCATCAATGGCCATGTATAATCTACTAAGTATCCGCTGTTTCTAAATAAGTAAAATCCCGAAACCACAATAGCAGTAGTTAATATTTTTAACAGTGCCGCGTTCCAAACATATCCAAGATATGCCGCAGATGTTACTAAAATCAATCCAAGTGTTATACCAACGGCTAGTTCATATAAATCAAACTCTGCTTTTCTTTCTAGTCTATTTCCATCAACAAGCATTTGTAGTGTTTGCATACTTACTTCATGACCATATGCTATTCCAACAGGTGTAGCTACAGTATTACTTAATCCCTCGGCAGTTAGTGCAATAACCACAATCTTTCCTTTTACTTTTGACCAATCATTGTCTGTATATGACATTGTATCAAACTTATACTTGAAATTTATCCACACTCTACCATTAGCATCTGTGTTTATTGGATTTGTACCTTTTACTCTAACCGCTTGTATACCTGCTTCATTAATTTTTGCTTGATAACTTGGTTCTCCACTAAAAACACGAAGTACTTCTAATGATAGTGTTGGATATGTTTCTTTTTTAACTTGAATTATTAAAGGTAAGCGACGAACTACTCCATCAAGTTCAGGTGCAGTTAACAACATACCAACTCCAGCCGAAGATTCTCCGATTTCTTTTACAGGTCCAATTGCATTTGGATAGTCATACAACCACCCATCAGATTGACCTCCCACAGTTGCTAGTCCTCTTGGCACTGGAACTCCTTTGCCTTTTACAGATGCCGATTGTGATGTAATCACGGGAACTTTTTGTAGCATATCTACAAATTCAGCATCACCGCCCATTCTATCTTTTTCTGCAAATATAATAGGAAGCACTACAACGGCTGCTTCATTTTCAAATGCTTTCTTGATACCATTTGCCAGTTCTGTTCTTGGCCACGGCCATTGTCCATTCTTTTCTAAACTAGCTTCATCTATCTCTATAACCACAACATTATCACTATCAACTTTAGTTTGAGTGCGTTGATAATAGTCCAACCCTTTTAGGCGTATAACTTCAATTGGATATGGGTCTATTACGCGAAGTGCGACTAAACTAATTAGTATCAACAAGCCAACACCAAATAGTTTTATCAGATATTTTTTCATCTTTGTATGATATTAACTTTCAACTTAGATCCGTAATTTAATGGATACTCTTTTGTGCTATCTTTATCTGTAACTGTAAAAGTAGCGTTCGTATCTACCTTGACTTTGTAAAAAATCACTCCGCTATTGTTGACATACAAAATAGCACTTGTACCATCTGTAGTAAAACCGGTGTTTACTGTTGATGTTGGCAATGTTATTGTAGGAATAGCGGATGCTATCGTCGCATTCACTGTAGCAACTTTTGTAGATATTGCCTCGATTATAGATTTGTTTACTTCTGGTTGTAATTTGTTTATATCTAAAGATACAGATGCTAGTGTAGCTGACGCTTCTTGCGGCTGTGTAGATGCAGCAGATTGTGTCTCTTCTGCCGGTGCCGAGCTTGTTGATGTGTTGTCAACTTGAGCAACCGACGTTGATTGTGAGTTTGAATTTCCAGATGATGCCGCTTTTGATTCCGATTTTGTTCCTTTTTTGTTGGATGAATCGTCCGACGAATCTTTACTTATCTGTACAGGTGCTTTCTTTGCTTCTTTTGCAGATTGCGTAACTGATTTTGGTGTGTCCAATAAAAGTCCGTTATTCACACTTGTTTCATCTTCTAAATTTAATAACACCGGTGCAGATGGTACTACATTAGATGAAGCGACCATTGTTGCTTGATATGCTTTTGTCATAACCACCGTTCCCAATCCATTACTAACTTCAATACTACCAACAACAGGAGGACCAAATTGTGCGAGAGAGGGTAGAAGAATAATTAAACTTCTACCCATCTCATCGACTGTAAGAGAAAAGTCAGTACCACGAACTACAACAGATGCAGTTGGTGTTTTTATTTTGACTTCATCTCTGCTATTTTTTGCGATAAGACCGGATGCGTATCTTACTGTACCAAGCGATGCTTTCAACCCCAATTTTCCTTTACCAGTTGATGGATCATATACAAATGTGTCTATAACCAACTTACTGAATTCGGTGCATTGAACCCGAGTACCGTCTTCAAAGGTTATTCCAACTCTCGCTTTTAACGTTTCAATTGTATCATCCATTTCTATTCCAACATCAACCTTACCTTCAATTTTATCTTGGTTTCTTGTCACTTGAGTAGGACCAGTCACCTCGGTAATTTTACCGGCTGCGGCGAATAAGTTGGAGCAGAATAATACTCCAGCCAATATCAATATAACTTTTGCAACCATTCCTTATGGAGTTGGAGGACTGATACCAGTAGTAGGATTTGCTGGACCCGTTGGGCCAGATGTTCCACCGGTTGTCATAGCAGGCGCTGCACCACTTGTAGTTTGCACTACACGAACGGTGTTCCCACTTCCTACCAAACTATATTGGAATGTTTGTTTTTCTACACCCGACTGGTATACCGTTAGATCGTTTGTGTTTCCTTGGATGGTGACTTTTTGTTCATGACCATCTTTAGCAGCGACACCACCAGTTGAACCAATTTGAGTTGATTTAACAGTGTTTGAGTTACCAGTGATACTATAATCAATGTAGTTATAGTTGGCATCTTTGATACCAAACTTCAATACATTAGAGTCACCAGTAACATTCAATATTACATCGGAGTTAGCCATAGTTGCTTTGCTGTCATCGGTGTTGGATGTATGATCAACGGTCGTGTCTTTGTTGAACAATACACTGTTGCTATTACCATTTAGAGCAATGTTCATGTTATTGCTTGCTCCGTTCAAGTAGTATTTTTGTGTATTGCTATTTCCTGTTGCAACAGATAACAACTTTAGGTTATTTGCTCCGGTGATGGAGAAGTCCGTGGTATTGTTGTTACCCATTTGTCTCATTTCAAACAGGATGTTATCTCCTGTTATATCAGACGGCGTGCCGCTAGAAACTCCAATTTTATTGAGGCTTCCAACTTGTACTAACGTCGTACTACCAGCGGTAGTTATTTGATTTACATATATTTGGTTTTGACCGTATCCGATACTTGCCAAACATATGAATGCTAGTGTTGTTATTAGTTTCTTCATAATGTTTTCTTATTAGGGTTGAATTTCCAGAGCTTCATTCTCTCGCCTTGATTAACTATCTCTATAACGGCTTTGTCTATTGCACTGCGAACAGCAATAGTGTTTGGTTCATTTGCTGTTAATCCTAGTTCAGACTCTATAGGCAATGTTCCATGCTCATAGAATTTGAATAGATTGCCAGATACTGCAACACTGGAAATTGTTTTGGTAACTGCAACACTTAAAAGTACTTCTCCTGTTTGTACGCTTACAAATCGTAATGAAACCGTAACTACATCTTTGCGATATTGAGCATTTGATGATATGCCGAGCACACTTGCTCCGGCACCACCCGTTAAAATGTTTGAATCATATCCTATGATACCACCTTCTGCTATAACTCCGGCAAAAAGCATAGGTGTAAGCTTTTCTGCATTCTTTCCTTGAAATGTTTCTCTGGTTTGGCTAATCAACTGACGCTCTTTGATGATGTTATCAAGATTTGCTCTTTCTAATACTTGAAACCACGATCCTCCACCCGCAGTTCGCAACGAATCAATCAGCCAGCTCTCGGCACCTTGAGTAACCGCAGATGAAAATGAAGCATAAGCATCCAAAACCTTGCGTTGTCCAGTTTTGTCAGTATATGAATATACCGCAACGGTCATTCTTGGTCCGTCTGGTGAAGGTAGCCCCATAAGCTCTTTTTCAAGTGGAGACGCTTGATGCTTTGGTACCTCAAGTATTGATGGCCTAGATGGTACAGATGCACAACCGGCCAACAACAGTGGTAAAATAAATATGCATAAATATTTATTCATTGTTAACCGCCACCAGGTATCGTGCTTAAAGAACCGATTGGCACGGTTATTTGTGTGGTCGTTCCTGTTGATGGGTCTACAATATATAAAGTAGCAAAATCGCCATTTCGTTGCCAAGTAATTGTAGAACCGCCCTGTAAATTGATAACGCCAAACGTAGCACCATTAGAATTGAATATCTGGTCAGTTACTTGAGAAGCCAACTGTGAGTATATTCTAGCCTGTAGATTGTTTATAAACGTGTTTAACGGCGTATTAGAGGCTTGTATCTTAGCTTGTTCAGCTTCTGACTTTGCTACTTCTTTTATAGATTGTTTTCTTGTTCTTGCCAAGTTTTCAATCGTCATAGCTGTGTTAGAGAAATTTACTCCATTGAAAGTCGCCGACTTAAAGCTATGCACCATGTCACTTGCATACGAAGCGCAAGCCGTTATTATAATTAAAAATATATAGAATTTGTGTTTCATAATCAGTCATATATTATATATTATATATATGACCGAGAACTACACAAACTTTTTATATATACACTACATACACATCGCCGATGCGTAAAAAAATAAAACCAAGCGGTAACTTGGTTTTAGATTTGAATGATTACTCCTTGTATTTTTCAAGGAAGCGATTGCTGATAGTTTTAAAACTCATTCTACCTTTAAGAACTTCACTGTAAGTTTCACAAGCAGAACGCCAAACAATGCCTTCGGCTGGTGTGCCGTTGTCATAGTTTAGAGCCAAAGCAACTTCAAGCATTTTACTTACGGTGGCTGTTTCACCAAAACCAAAATCTTTCTGTGCAACAAGCGGTACAACTTTTATATTGTGCTTTTTTCCAAACTCAACAAGTTCATTGTATCCAGCATATTTTCCAGTATCAATGTCGTATAAGTTGAATAGATATAAATCAACTTCTTTGAAACCCATACGGTTGCCTTGAATGCCTGGCCCCACCATTTCTCCTTGAATAGAAAGATTGCGAGGTTCGCTACGAAGAATTTCTTCAAGTTTAAGCTTGCGAGCCATCTTCCAGTGAGCATTGTCCTCGGTTTCTTTCAAATCCAAATTTCTTGAACATACGCCAAAGTCGGCGTCTCTTCTGTATGCAGTAAAACTGGTACCGTCCATCTTGAGTGTACCAACTAACACAAGACCTTTGGATATAGCTTCATCAAGTACTCTTGGTTCAGATTGTAAACGAGTTTCATCGGTTTTATGTAAAAATGCTGGGAAGTTTCCTTTAGCCATGCCGGATAAATGGGCAGGTACAACAGGTTCGTATTTAGTAACATCAACGAGTTGTTTAACATCCTGGCCCACTTCATATTCACCGTTTGGTAAAATAGAAATCGGTAATGCAAGTCCTTGACTTAATGTTCCTTTCAGTCGAATTGTGCGAACACGTAATGGTTTACTTGGTTCTTTACGCAAATGGTCGTTCCAACTTGCGATTGGTAGCACAGAGTCGATCTCGAAAAATACACATTTGTCATTCACAGAAAACTCCGTTTTTAATGCAACACACTGCCATCCAAGGATTTTCACACAAACAATCTTATCCGCCCCTTCAATTGGTAGGATTTCAGTGATTGTTTGAATAGATGCTAGTTTTCTTTCGCTCATATATCACCCCAATATACACTAAAATAATCGCTCGTCAAGGACTTTTTATGCTGTTTCGTATATATTTATTGTTATATTCTATCTATGAAACTTACCGAAATCTTGAATCTTGACGAACTTGAATTGGCCGAAGCA